TCACTGGATGCCCTTCTCACCGAGTGGTATTTTTAGGGTTTTCTCGCGCAATAGTATTTTCGAGAATTCGGTACGCGACCGCCGCAGCCAAAGGGCAAACTCCGTTTCCAACTGCGCGCCATCGGTCCACCCGATCGGCCATCCCATCACCCATTCTGCAAAGCGCGGGTTCAAGTCCAGGGTGTCTTCGGAGCACCCTGCTCCAGGCCGCAAGGTCACCCGGGCCAGGCGCGAAGAGGGGCAACGCGTCGGCGTCGGATCGATCCCCAGAGACGCCAGCAACGACCACAGAAGCATCCACGCATGTGCGCTCTTGCGGAAGCTGCGGGTCTTGAACCGATCGGGCGCGTTGCGAAACGTCAGGCGCCCATCCTGTGCCAGGGTCTCCGGCCAATTGCCGTTCATGGTGGCCGTTGGCGTCGGCCAAAATAAAGAGCCGGGTCCGCTCTTGGCTCGCACCGACTTCAGCCGCCGAATGGAGTCGCGCCGCAACGTGGTAGCCCATGGCGCGCAGGTCTCCGACCACGGCGTCGAAGCCGAGACTGAGGTGTCCGGCGACGTTTTCAAGAAAGACGCGGCGGGGGCGGACCTCTCCGATAATGCGCGCGACTTGCGGCCAAAGGTGTCTTGGATCTTCGGCGCCGCGGCGCCTGCCGCACCAGCTGAAGGGCTGGCAAGGGTACCCGGCGGACAGAATATCGACGTGCCCTCGCCATGGGCGCCCGTCGAAGGTCGTGAGGTCATCCCAGATGGGACCTCGTGATAAGGCGCCATCGATTTGACGTTGCCGGAGAATGCCGGAGACAAAGAGGTCCCGCTCAACGTAGCAAAGGGTCCGGTAACCGGGCTCGGCGATGCGCAGGCCGAGTTCGAGCCCCCCGACGCCGGAGCAGAGGGAAAGGCCGTTCCAGGCGGTATGTACGTCCACATTATGAGTCCCTATCCGGCGCTCGGTCGGCGCGCGGGGATGGGGACTCGACGGCCCTCTGAATGGTAATCGCCCCGCATCGGGGACATTTAATGCTGATAGCACCCTGGCGAAGGTCGAGCAATTCCGCCAGTTTGCGACCGCATTGCCCACATCGCATTGACTCCATGGTTGATAACATAGTGACTCCCTCGCGCCCTGATCGGGGCGGGCGGGCCGCGTTCCATGGCGGCCGCGTGGACGTGGGGGAGCTTTCATCTCCCGGCTTGGGGCGTGCCAGCGCCCCGGCCCCCGCCGCACGGGCGGGAGCAAAACAAGACACACCCGCCGCCGCATGCGTCGGGCCGTCAATGATTGCATGCTGAATTGGCATGCGATCCGCCTGACGGGTATGGCAGGATCGGCGAGCGTTCTACTCATGGGAGAAACCGCCATGGATATCGTTTTTGCGATCTTGTCCCTTGTCATTTTTGTTCTGCTGATCGTCGGGCTCATTCGCCCGCGTTGGGCGTTTTTGCGCGCCCGCTGGCAGGTGCTTTTGACTTATCCGGCAGTTCTGGTTGCCCTGGGCATCGTTAGCGCCATCCTGATGCCGACGGACGAGTTGGTGGCGGCCGGAAGCCAAACGACCAACACGGCCCCCACATCGGTCGCGGCGGAAACGGCGCAAGTTTCGCTTGATAAACCGACCGATCCCGCCGCTCTTCCGGACTTGAATCAAGCGCAGCCCTATACGGTCACCAGCAATAGCGATACGTCCTTCGCTTTGCGTAGCCGCCGGCAAGTACTGATTACCTCCGCTGAGGCAGAGGCGGCTGGTCCGGCAGCCTTGGCCCACACGGCTCTGGCTGCCGCCACGGCCATCCAGGCTGATACCGGCGCCCAGTATGTGCAGGTGCTGGTCAGGCCGGCGCCGGGCAGCGTGGCCACCGCCCTGAACATTGCCGAAGCTGTTTATGCTCCGGACGGAAAAGATCCAAGCGGTGAGCGTCCACTCACACACGATGGACGCAGTTGGCATGCGAAAGCCATCGCAACCCCCACCGACACCATGGCGACTTGGCTGTTGTCGGAACACTAACCCCCTCATGTACTGACCACCTCGCCGGCATCGGCGTCGTCGTCGGACGCGCCTTCGGTCCACACTACCTCCACGCCGTCTTCGGTCTCGACCACACGCCAGCCGGGGACGGATGCCGCGCCCGGCGATGTGGTTGCCGCCCCGGTGGCGGTGGTCTGCGGCGGCGGGGTCTCGGCCTCCACCGAAGTCCGATAGCCGCCGCCATCCAGCGTATGAGAGACGCTCTTGACCGCCCATGTGCCGTCGGCGCCGTCGCCAAAGCCGGACAAGACGATGTCGCCGCCGGCGATCAGCGTCGGCCGACCGGGCAGGTCCAGCCGAATCGTCTTGCCGCCGCGACCGGCGGCCTCGGCGGTGCCGGTGGCCTGGGCGCGGGCCTGATCGGCACCGGCATTGCCATATCGCACCTCCACCGGCGGGCCGTCGCTTTCGGGATTTTCGATCACCTCCCAGGTGGTGGTGGCCGTATCCAAATCATGGTGCGGCACGGCGACGGAGCCGGCCGCATCCCGATCCTGGTCGGTGACCCACCAGGTGCCGACCTCGTCCATACGGATGGTCTCGGCGGTCAAAGTCCGGCCGGTGCCGGCGGTCACGCCGGCACCTACGCGGGTCACCACCAAGCGACCATCGGCGACCTTCACGGCGCCGCCCAGGGCGCGGGCATGACGGGTGACCAGATGCAGATCCGACTCAGCCGACTGGTCCACGTGCCCTACGGCTAGCGCGGCCAGATCAGAGGCCACCACCGGAGTCAGGCCGTTGTCGGCCGCTACGCGGGAGACCAGATCCCCCAGCGTTCCCGCCTCCAGCGATCGAGATTTCGGAGCCCGCAGCGGCCCGCGCAAATCGGCGGCACGGCCCCGAATGATCAGGGTCAGGCCTGCCCCCTGTTGGCCGTATTGGAGTTCGTCGACCACGAAGCCCGGCATGGCGACTAGGCCGGTTTCGGCATAGCCCAGCGACAGGCGAATTTCCACGCCCCGACGCGGCAGGGCGATGGCCCGGTCGCGCCAATCCAGGCGCACTTCCAACTCGTCGCTGTCGGCGTCCAGGTGGTCGGTGACACTCAGGCTCAGCAGCAGCGGCCGCACGGTGGCAGAGATATCGGTGCCGCCCACGGTCAGGCGCCATAACGGCGTCCAGGCGGGACGATGGGAGGCGGCGCGGGCGGCCATGGTTCAATTCCACAGGGTAATGGTGGTCACGGTCGGCGTGGTAGTGTCGGCGTCGGGCAAAGATACCAGCGTGCCGGTGGGCAGGATCGGCCCCAGGGCCGCAAGGCCGGGGTTGGCCTCCAGGGCGGCGGCCAACAGGTCGGCCGTAACCGTGCCGTAGGCACGCCGAATCACCAGATCCAGCGTCTCGCCTTGTGTCGCGCGCAGTTGCATCATTGGTTCACGGGCTCCCCACCATAGGCGACCAGGCGTAGCCGGAAGTCGATCTTGCGGGCCAACCCGCGCCAAGCCGGGCCGGATCGGGTCTCTTCCACGTCCGTGATGCACCACCAGCCCCAGACCTCGCCGAGGCCCGAGACCAGCATCAACGGTTTGCCTTGCGATGCCGCATCGCGCATCAGGGACACCTGGCGCCACCCCTGACCGTCGGGATACAGGGTCGCGTTGTTGGGATAGATCACCCCCGGCAGGTCGATTTCCTGCCGCCCCGGTCCCAGCCACTGCTGGGCGGGCTTGGTGGCGAGGCGGTCCTGCTGGACCCAGCGGTATTCAGCACGCAGGCGCAGGCGTCGGTAGGCGGCCGTGGGGATGGAGAACTTGAAATCCCCCACCTGCATGAGGACGTCATTGGAGGTCATGGAGCGCCCCCCGCTGTCGACGTTCAAGCTCCCGCGTCACGGCCGCGACGATGGCGTTGATGTCGCTGCCGGGCGGCACGTTGACGGTCACGCTGGTGGTGCTGTTGTCGACGGTGTTGGTGACCGGCGCGGACGTCGGCGGCGCGCCGTCTTGTGACGTGTCCCGTGTCCGCCCCGGCCCACCCGCCGGTACGGCGGGGATCAAAGGGACGGTCGTCGGTGCGGGCGCGGCCCGTGCCAAAGCCAGGGCGGCGGTCTGTTCCATGTGCGCTTGGGGGGTGTCGGCCGCTGCCGGGGCCCCGGCCAAGGTTGCGGCGGCGGCCATCGCCGATCCTGCCTGAATCAACCGACCGCGCCGGTCGCGAGCCGGACGCGGTGCGGGGGGCGAACCCTCGTCGTCGGGCGCCGCTTGATTGCTTGCGAACCCCAGCTTTTTTTGTAGCCACTCCGGAAGCACGCCAACGATGGCCCGGATCTTTTCCTGGAACCAGGCGCGGAGCCCCTGAAGCGTTTCGGCGAACCCGTCTCTAAGCGATGTCATCCACTGCTTCCCCACCGCCTTGAGGTCGATCCCGAACAACCACTTGACCAAGCCGGTGATGGTGTCGATCAGGACCTTGTCGGGACGGAACGCCTGGACCAGAGCCATGATCCCATTCAGGATACCGCCTTCGAAAGCGGCCTTGACCTTGTCCCATCGCTCCTTGAACCACGCGCCGATCTTGTCCCAGTTGGCGTAAACCGCGTAAGCGGCGCCCGCCAGGAGCAAGGCCAGCGCCGCCACCCAACCGATGGGCGTGGTCAGCATCGCCGCGCCCATGGCCCGGAACGCCCCGGCCACCAACGGCCCGACCCGAGCGACGGCGCCAAGTGCGGTGCTCATGCGGCCAAGACCACCGGCCACCAGGGGGCCAATCCGGCCGATGCCGCGCATGACGGAGCCCAAACCCAACAACCGGATCCCCAACACGCTGGCCGAGAACCGCATGACGGCCATGGGCACGATCACCGCACCGACGGCCGTCATTAGCCCGCCCACGGCTAGCGCGGCTGTAGCACCGTAGGCGGCGATCGTGCCGAGGGAGGCCATCACACCGGGATGGTCCTTCGCCCAAGTGTTGAACGCGCGCACAACCTCGGTGACGGCCTGGGAAATACCGCGCAGTGTCGGTTCCATGGCATCGCCGATACGAACCATTCCCGTTTCGATAGACGAAAACAGTGAGGTCACGTCACCTTTCAGGTTATCGGTGGCTTTTTTGGCGATCTCACTCGCACGACCGGTAGACTCTGCGTTCGCAACGGTTTTTTTGTTGAGACTTTCCAGGTTGTTGATCAGCACGGAAATACCGCGTGAGGCATCGGCGCCAAAAATGTGGGTCAGGTGAGCTTGTCGTTCGGCGTCGCCCATCCCTTTCATGGCGGTGGACAAACGCTGCAAAATGACTTCGAAGGGCACCATATTGCCGTTTGCGTCCTGGGTCGCGATTCCCAATTCGTCCAGGGCGTCACGAGCCATACGCGGTTGCGAGGCCAACCGCTGAAGCGCCATGGATAGCGTGGTGCCGGCCATTGATCCTTTGATGCCGGCGTCACCCAATACGCCGGTCGCCGCTGCCAGCACTTCCAAAGAAACACCCAGGTTGGCGGCCGTGGGTGCCGCATATTTCATGGTTTCGCCCAGTTCGCCCATCGTGACATTGGAGCCGGTCATCGTCGCGGTCAGCACATCCGCCACCCGACCGCTGTCGGCGGCGGTCATCCCCATGCCGCTGATGATATTGCTGGCGATATCGGCTCCCATCTCGAAGCCGACTCCGCCCGCCGTAGCCATGTCCAGCATGGGTTTTAAGCTGTCTTGGATTTGTTGTGGATTAAACCCCGCCATCGCGAGGTAATCGACACCACCGGCAACTTGAGACGCGGAGAAGTTGGAAGCGCCGCCGAGGTGAAGGGCCAGGGTCTTCAGGGCTTCACGATCGGTATCCGTGCTGCCCTGCATCTTGGCCATGGCAGCGTCAAGGGTCGCATTGAAATCCATCGCCGGGGCGGCAGCGCCCAACGCCCGCCGCCCGGCGTACTGCATGCCCATGCCTGCACCGGCCATGCCTGCACCGGCCATCCCGGCGCGGGCCAGGCGCTGTTGGGCGCGGGCCAGGGCCTCCATGCGCCGCTGGCTTTCGGCGGCACGCCGCGTCTGATTGGCCAGCTCGTCGGCGGCGGCCCGCGTCGCGCGCCGTAATCGCGCCTGCTCCTCGGCGAGGCGGCGCACATCAATGCCGGCCTCCCCCAGTTCGCGTCGGGCGCGCTCTGTGCGTTCGGCCAGGGCGCGCTCGGCCTCAGCGGCGCGGCGAACGGCCTGGCGAGCCGTTTCCAGGCTGCTTTCCAGCCGCCCCACCTGATCCTCGGTCTGCCCAAGCTCGCGGCGCAACTGGGCGGCACGCTGTTGCGCGGCCTGGAACGCCGCGCGCATCGCATCGGTGGGATGTTCGGTCTCGCGCATCTGCCGACCGAGGCGCTCCACCTCCGCCTCGGCCTGCGAGAGCCCCTGGCGCAAAGTTTGGGCACGGCGCCGTGCCTGTCCCAGTTCGCGGCCCATGCCCTGGGCTCGGGTCTGAGCCTCGCGCATGGCTTGCCCGGCGGCGTCCAGGTGTTGTTTGAGCTGACGGAACGCGTCGATGGCCGCTTGTTGTCGGCGCAGCCCCTGCATCCGCTGCTGCATCCCTTGGGTCTGACGACCGAGCCCGGACAGCGCCCCGCCGATGCGCCGCAGCGGTTGGCTGACGCGGTCCATGAGGCGCAGGACGAGAGAGAGGTTTAGATCGGTCATAATGCCCTCTAAAGGGGGGACTTAATCCCCCTTCACCCACACCACCGGCAGCGGCCATGCGCGACGCTCAAAGGCCAGGGATCGCCAGTCGATCAACTCCCACAGCGTCAGTCGCTCCAGATCGGCCAAGGGCCAGCGCCACAGCGCCGCCACGTCGGCCATCAACGCGCGCACGTCTTCTATGGGCTCTATGGGGTCGGAAGCGTCTCCCGCATCCCCACCGTCAGGGCGTCCAAGTCCGCGCCCAGGGCTTGGCTCGCCTCGGCGAAAAAAGCGCCGACACTCCCGGTGACGGCCAGGGTGTTGGCCAGCCCCAGCGATTGCCAGGCGTCGGGCGGCAAACGCGGACGATGGATGCGCGCGGCGACCTCCATCAACGGTCCCATCTTGCTTTGCGCCAGATCGACCAGAGACAAGGCGTAGAGGTCGGGATTGAGCGGCTCCCGGAACCACAGGGTCTCGACCCGGCCCATGCCCTCGATCTCCACGGGCACCGGCAGGTCGCAACGCCGCGTGTGCCGGTCATCGGGCGCAGTCTTGGTGTTATCGGTCATCGGGCGTTACTCCAGTCCCAGGTTGCGGCGACGCTGAGCAAGCTGGTCCACGCCGCCCACCTTGCGCACACCGTTCAACACGTCGATTTCGACGACCTCGGCGCCGTTGATCTCGGCGCGGTAATACGCAAGCGTCATGGTCAGCTTGCAGGTGTTGGCATCGCCCGGCTTCCAGCCGCCGGGATCGATTTCGGTCACCATGCCCCGACACGCCAGCAATACGGGCTCTTCATTCACGCCATGCCCTTGCGATCCGCGCAGGGTAACGGCGACGTCACGGCCTTCCGACAAGCCCCACTGGCGCCACAAGACGGCGTCGTACTCGCCGACACTGGCTTCCAGCGACAGCTTCTCCTGCCCCATGTCGATGTCGAGCGGCGCATCCATGTCGCCGGCGCGGTATTCTTCCGCCTTGATCGTCAGCTTGGGCGGGGTCAGTTCGTCGACCCGCCCCGCATAGCCTTCCCCGTCCACGAACAGGGTGAACGCCTTCAGCTTCTTCGCCAGGTGCGCCATGCGTCGATCTCCTTACGCCGTCTCGCGGAGTACCGCGTCGACCAGCTCGGTGTAATACCCGTCCTCCCTGTGCGCCCGGAACGTCAGGCGCTCCATGGGCGCGGGCGGCTCGATGTCGAAATTCAGGGTCAGGTGTCCGGCCATCAGCTTGGCGGTGCTGTTCAACTCGGGGTCCAGCCAGCAGCGGCCGCCCAAGATGGCCCCGCGTGCCTTCAGGGTGCGGAGGTAGGCGTTGACGCTTTCCTGGATGTCCAGAACAAGTTGGGCGGACAAGGGCCGGTCCATGGCCCACAGAAAGGCGGCCTCGACGGCGTCGTAGACCATGTCGGCGGTGCGCCGGACGGACAGGAAGGCCCACAGCGGATCATCCGAGCACGTCCGGTTGCCCCACAGGCGAAAGCCCTCGCGGCGGATCACCGTGGTCACCTCGCGTTCGTTCAGCCAGTTGGCTTCGCAGGACGCGTCGCCCAACGACCAGTCCACGGCGCGGGCAGTGCCGACGATGCCGTTGATCACCTGGTTGGACGGCGACCACCAGAAGCCTTTCTCGCTATCCATGCGGGCGATCACACCCGCCACCCGGGCGCTGGCCGGTGCATCGACGGCGCCGTCGATATCGTCGTCCCAGACCTGTACATAGGGATCGACGATGAACAGCCGCGCGCCGCCCCACTCCTTGCGGTAGGCGGCAGCGGCTTCCGGCGTGGTGTTGGGGCCGTCGGCAATGATGACGGCGCGCAGGTTGGTGGCAATGCCCAGCAGCTCGGCCACCACCGGGTTGGCCACGGTGCCGATGGTGGCGGTGGCGGTGGCGTCGCTGCCGTCTCCGGTAATGGTGATGGTGGGGGCGGCGGTGTAGGCGATGCCTGCGCGGGTCAAGGTAACGCCCGTGATCACGCCGTCGGTCACGACCGCCGTAGCGGTGGCGCCGCCGCCGGTGGTATCGCCGTCGGCCGAAGTGATGGTGACCGTGGTGGTATCGGCGTCATAGCCCGACCCGCCGACATCCACCGTGATGTCCGAGATCCCGGTGGGGCGGATGCCCGTGTAGCCCGGTGCCACCAGGATGCGCGGTTGCGTGTCCACCACCGAGCGCGCGGCCTTGAAGGCATGAACCCCGGTCATGAGCGCCCTGTCGCCCACCATATTGGATAAGGTCTCGGCTTGGTCCTGCCCCTCCGCGACGCGGACCAGGACGACGGTCGCCGATCCCTGGTCCCAGATAGCGTCCAAAGCCTCTTTTAAGGTGCCGTCATCGCCCAGCGTGGCGGCCTTGCGTTGCTGCGAAGCCAGCACCAACACGGGCGTGTCGAGCGGGAAGGTGTCCTCGTCCGCGTCGGGCGCGGTGCCGATCAGGCCGATGATGGCGCTGGCCGGTGTGGTGATCGGCCGAATGCCGTCGTCGATCTCGACGACCTCCGGGCCGTGCAAAAAATCGGTGGCCATTGGTCAGGATCCTTTGAGGATGCGCGTAGCGTGAGACAAAATCGCGATTGCCATCGCATTGACGATGAGGCTGGAGACGCAGAGCATGACGCCGCCCGCGATAGCCCAACGGGCGTTGCTCGCCGCCTTGAACATCTCGTCAAGAGTGATTTTCTTTAGGGCTTGGTCACCGGCATCACCTGCGTGCCTGTCGATCATGGTCAGATCTCCTCGTCATCGTCGGCGTCGTCATCCGGCCAGCCCTGGCCGATGGCCTCGTCATAGGCGGCGACGACGGTTTCGGCGGTCGCGTCGGGCTGGGTGGCGGCGGTCTCCAGGACCGCCAGGATTTCGGCCTCGCGAGTAAAGCAAGCCTGAACGTGCCCCAGCACCGCTTGCCCGGCGGCGACCAGCCCCGGCAGGTCGAGGGTCACGAAGCCGTCCCGGGCCTTCCAAACGGTCGAGAACGAGCCTTCGCCGTGGACGGCCTCATGCGCTTGCGCGCCGACGACGGCGCCGGTGATCGCTTGGCGGCCCTCGGTGTCGGTGTGGTAAATGTGACCGTCGTACAGGGCGCCTGCCGCCTGGTGCTCATAGCGGACGGCAGCCAGCCGATCGGCGGCCTTGGCGACCAGGGCATCCAGGTCATCGGGCGCCAGGGCCTCGGCCTCGGCGTCATAGGTCCAGGTGTGATCGATCCAGGCGACCAGGGCGTCGGGGACGGGAACCCAGGTGAGCGAGGGGTGATAGCGCCCGGCCGGATCAAAATCGATCAGCTCGGCGACGGCGCCGCTCTCGGTGATGCG